GCTGTTCCCTTTTCCTGTAAGAATACACATGTGACTGTGGTTCCCCATGCTGCCTGTAGTGTTGCCAATACATTTGCAGATGCTGTGTCATTTAGGAAGTCGATTGTGACAGTTGATGCTTCCAAGCCCTTAACGAACTTGTGAGCTGTGTCACCCATTGCAGTAACTTCTAGCTCATCGAATGTGCGGTTAAGAGTAATTGATGTGACATGGTCTGAAAGATCAACGGAGTTAATCTTCACACCGACTTTGTTATTTAGAAATACAGCCATGAGATTATTCCTCGTCTTTCTTTGTAGGTGCTGGCTTTGGTGATGATGGTGCTACCTGCCCGATCTTGATCAGGAAGGCTTCGTTTTCTTTTTCCCACTCGGACATTTTAGCTCCAACTCGTAAGGATTGATACGGACATCTCGCAACTGAGCAGATCGCCTGATGCAGCATTGAGAATACTTGGTGCGCTTATTGCGCCTACATTATAGGTCAAAGATGATGCTGCGAGCTTTGCGAACACGCTGCAAACAGTATCTTCTATCCCGTTTAGGTTGCCTTCATTATCAAATAAAGGAACAGTCATAATAATCTTAAAGTTAGCCATTGGGCTAATAGTAATGTGTTGATTGTTGCTAGGTGTCAAATAAGGATCATCTGGAGACACAATCACAGAGTTAGCAAGGACAGTTGCCGGTGGAAAGGCAAAAGTCTGCCACTTAGCGTTATCGACTAGGACGGTTGCTAATGTGGTTCGGAGAGTAGTGACTGCAACTGGCATTAGCCCACCATTGAGCGAGGGTCTAGTGCATGCGCGATTAATCCTCGCACCTTAGCGAGAAGCTGCGCGCTCATTCGGTAAGGGCTTGGCTGGAAATCGACAGCGTTAGAACCTGAAAGGGTAGCGGTTCGCGCTTGCCAGATTTCAACAGATATCATCAAAGCTGCTTGCTGAATTGCTTTATCTTCTGCCCAGTCCACATAAGTAGAAGCTGTGACAGTAGCAAAAGGATTAAAAGGGTGGTAAGGCGTGTCTGCTACATGATTTGTCGTAACTGTGAAAGTGCGACCACTAACGCCTGTAATTGTCTTATTGCCGTTGAAATGTGAACCAGCGTTTGTAATTACTACGCTTTGACCTACATAGTAAGTTTGTTCAACATTCTGGTCGAAGTACATTGTGCCGACTGTGCCAACGTTTGAGTGAGCAATAGAAAAATTAGTGTTAGCCCATAGCATAGGAAGTAGGACTGCATCCGTGGCATCGCACACTTCCTGCAAGGTGGCATCTGGGTACAGCGTACCGACTCCGAGTGTTGATCGAAGCTCTGCGACTGTTGTGAGTGCCATTCCTTGTCCTTTCTAAAGACTCTAGGGGATCAGAGGGCTACTGACCCCCTAGAGCGACTTAGTTTGTTATTACTGCTTGTTGTTCTTGAATGCGCCTGCTGCAACCTTAGTTGCGATTGCGCCGAAGCCGTAATAACCGATTGTTACCTGACCTGCTGCTGTTGATTCAGCGCGTAGGCGGTATGTTGGTGATTCGTACCATGTGTAAGCATCTGGGTTCACGATGAGGATTGTTCCATCGCCATCGCCTGCGTTTGTTGGATCAACATAGAGGTTGAGTCCTGCAACGTTGCCTGTCAATGATGTAGGTGCAACTGCTCCACCCGCGTTCATTGGCTGTGATGCTGTGTAGATTGGACGGCCTGCATCGTTTAGAGACATGATGTTTGACCATTGTCCTGTTGATACGACCATGTTGCGAGCGAATGGATTTGGAAGTCCTGCTGTTGCTGCATAGACAGAAGCTGAACCGCGAGCTACTACACCAAGAAGTTCTGACGCTGTTGGATATGTTGCTGTTGTTGTGCCGTCTAGTGTTGCACCTGCGATAAGTGCTGCATTGACTGCTGCGTTTGTTGTCTTTGCGTAAGCTGCTGCCATGTTGCGCACTAGCTCGTCAAAGAATGCTGGAGATGTACGGTCTAGCAATTCGACAGAGAATGTCTGCTGTCCAGCGTACTTCTTTACAGATACTGACAAGAATGCTGAGTTCTGATCTTGCTCTGTAAAAGCTGCATCTTCTGCAACTTCGCCAACTGTAGGCATCTGTGTAATCTTTGGAATCTCGAATGTCATACCTGCATCTGGCAAAGCACCACGTGAGATTGCATCGATTGATGGACGGATTGTTGTACCCAATGGGTTAATGATTTCTGACAACTGACGTGTTGGTACTAGACCAGCGTTATCTGTTGTGTTGTCTGCTGCTAGTAGGTACTGACGAGCTGACTCGTCACCTAGTGCTGCACGGATTGTGTTTTCTGCATACTTAGCTGCTGTGATCTCAATGCGTGGCTTTGTGTAGTATGCTGCTGAAACAGTTGGACGAGCAGCTTCAACCGCTGGAGCCTCAACTGGTGTTGCTTCGACTGCTGGAGTGGTTTCTTCCACGGTGGCTGTCTCGCTTTCTGTTGGTTGGATTGTTTCTTCTACAGCAGATTCTTCTGCTGCAATATCAGTAACCTGAGCAGACTTAAATGCTGGCTCTGTTACTAAACTTACTTCGACCAAGCGAGCAGCGGATACATATGTCACGCCATCCTTGATCTTTGACTTAAGCACTTCCGCTCCGATGCTAAGGCCACTTTGTAGCCCTTCCTCTGCAAGGATTAAAGCCTCTGTGCCGCGCTGTGAGCGACTTATAGAAAATACAGCATCGATAGAATTGTCTGACTCGCTAAATGAGACCATTCTGCCCAAAGGTTTTTTGGCGTCATGCTGACTTAAAAGCTTTATTGACTTAGGATCTTCGATAGCAATAGATCCAGAAGCAAAGATAACTTTGCCCATGTTTGTCGATCCTGCCTCAACATTAAGAGGCACAATCTTGCCTGATACTGTGCGGCTTGCTGAATCTGCTGTCAGATCAGCTGAGAAGGTAATTACTTGATTCATACTAGACCATTATTTCCGTTAGGTGTTAGATCAGTCATTTCCATCGCTTGCTCTGGAGTTATCATGTTAAGCGTTAGCAGCTTTTCAATGACTGCCAATTCTTGAAGTGGATCAGTACGTAGGAAGTTTTTATCAATATCAAATCTGACGACATTGCCACGGGCTGTAATGTCATCCATTGATAGACGATCTTCAATCGCTGTAATAAATGGCTGTAGAGATAATGTTAAGAATTGCTTGCGCTCATCTTGAACATTTGCATAAGTCATAGAGTTATTGGCATCTGCTGAAACATAATAAGCAGGCACATTGCACAAGCGAGCAATCTCAGTCGCCAGGTTAAAAATCGCGTCCGAATACATCATTTCTTTTGGTGAAAATGAAACTGGGTTATATTCAAGAGTAGAAGTTAAATATGCTGTTGAGCGATTGTTGCGAGCAGTACGCCATGCAGCAAGTAATCCTGAAACTTCTTTAGGATCTAAATCTGCACCTGTATTTTTGATGTATCCAGTTGCCATAGGTGTTGCTGCTGCGATTGCTGCTGCCTTTTGTACATCAATCGCTGCGCGAATTGTTGAAGCACCGGTGGTTAGAATGCCATCACTTAGTGATTGGAATGTGACGAGAGATCCGAGACCATCCATTGGTAATGTAATACCATCAACAGCATAAGATCGAACAAAGGTGTTAGTACTATCTAAAGTAATTGTCACTCGATTGTTAGCGATCCACTCAAAACGAGATGGACGGCCATCTTCCTGATAGACCTCTACGACTTTCCAAAATGCTTGGCCGTATAGAAGTAATGAATCAACAGTCCACGCAATCGTTACTGATCGTGGCTGTGAATATGAAGGTTGCTCTAACCATGCAGGCGAACCTAATTCTTCATTGGTAGATTTTTTGTAAAGCTCTAAAGGAATTGCGCCGATTGTGCCAGCAAGTAAATTGCGGCAACGCATAAGAGCTGGGACTGACATTGCCTCTGTGCGACCAATGAAAGCGGTCTGAAATGGCATTGCATAAGGTGAATACTCACCGAGCACTTGAGGTGCAGACTGAGCTTGTAATTGTGGCTTAGATTCTAAACCAAAGGCTTGCAGTATTTTACCCATAGACATAAATGGTAGCACTTGTCAAGTAATTAGACAATATGATAGGGCGTGTCTAAGTATAAATTTGTGGCTTAGGCTGAGGAATCATGAGCTTCGATACAGCCATAGCGATTCCGATAGGTGCTGAGATGTCACCTGCTGACTTTCGCTTGATGATTCTCCATGCGCTGTCATTGACTTTAGCTGCGCAGTTATTCATCTGCTGGATAAACTCGGCTTGACCATTGTGGACTACTCGATGATTGACTAAACCTTCTAGCAAGTCACCGCAGGCCTTATAGAATTGCTGGCCTGAAACATCTTCAACGATCACTCCAGAATTGGACAGCCTGTCCGCAATAGTTTGAGTGGCATACTTGTCAAAGCAGACAAGGCGCGGCTTATAAATGTCACACCATGCCTTTATACTGGCCGCCATCTTCAGCTCATCGATGGCAACCTGAGAGCTATAAGTCTCTAAGATCCCGATGCCAATCCGTCCATCTGGAAGAAGTTGTCCAGCGACTAATGATCCGTTCCTGCGTGACGGACTGACATCGAAACCGAATACAGTATACGCCCCAACGGACATTTCTAGCGTGCTATCGGATGTTTCTTCAAGTATGCCATGCGGCCATGGGCTACTTAGTGAATCGATCCATTGGCAAAGAGTTTCTGTGCGCGTGTTTTCAATCGGTGAAGTAGCAATCGCTTCTTCAATGGCTTCTTCTGTGATGGTGTATCCCAAAGAGGGGTTAGCCAAAGCCCATGCATTGCGATCGTCTATCTTGCAGTATTGAGGTGCTGAATATTCATAGAATCCAAAAGACTTGGGTGGGTAGTCGATAGCTCTTTCTCGTAAGTCGTTGAGTACAGTGCTGAAAGCGTCTCCTGCATTAGAGGTAAGAAGCGTCTGAGAATTTGGGTGAGCTCTAGTTGTAGGAGTAGCAGCTCTAAATCCATCCTCTGTGATCTCTCGGACTTCATCGATGTAGAGCAATCCATTGACGCTTCGACCGCGAGAGCCGTCTCTAGTTGCTGCGACAACATCAAGCCTTGCTCCAGATAGCATCTCAATTGACTCAGTTCCGTTGGCGTGTCTGATCTGTTTGACGAATCCTTTAAGGTGGTCATTGGTCTCCAGTAGGTGTGTGACTTGTCGGAAGGTGTCTAGTGCCATGCTTCTGTTTGAGCTCATAATAAGGACATTGGTATTCCACTTAATAAGGTGTGCCAAAATCAGCATACGCGCTAGGTGGGTTTTACCGTTTTGCCGGGCTACCAAAATCAGGTTTGTCTTACGAACCCACATGCCTTTTTTGTCCACAGTTAGCATGTCTTTAAGTACGAATTCCTGCCATGGCATTAAAGGCATCTTGACGATCTCACACAGGTCTTTTACATCTTGAAGCTTGGATTCGCCCTTGAGGAGTGGACTGTGAAGCCGTGGCTTGGTTGCCCCTCGTAAGGCTTTGGAGCGTTTGGGTTTATCTGTCATTGACTCGGACTAGGTCGGGTCTTAAACGGACTGTCCAGCATCGGTTCGGACTGTGTCGGGGAGATATAGTCGAG